CGTGATGACCACGCGGCGGAACTCGTCGGCGACGGTCCAGTCCGTGATTTCCACATCCTGGCACCAGACGCGGCGCGGTGCGGCGCTGTAGTGCGGATCGGTGGGATCGGTGGTGACTCTCATTTGGTTCGTCCTCTGTTCCAGCGCGTCGGCCTGCGCGATCCGCAGAAAGCGCTGGTAATCGGCGTCAGTGTTCAAGCCGGCGAGGCGGCGTTCTTCCGCAGCGCGGAATTCGGCGGCTCGCTGGGCCGCCTCTTGCGTCCAGTTCTGGAAGCGCGCGTCGCGCTCGGCCCGATCCTCGGGCGTTTCCGGCAGGTCGTCCGAGATGTGGAAGTGCATGCCGGGCGGGCTGTGCTCCGACGCCTCGCTGATTCGCACATCGCGGAAGTCGAGGTCGCCTTCGTCGTCCAGCCGCACCCCGTGCTCCACGCACAGCGCGTGCAGGGCCGTCTTGAACGCGTCGAATTTCGCGGTCATTTGTCGATCAGGTGTCAAACCAGACGCTGAAGTCCTGACGGGTGCCGTACAGGCGCGTTTCCGGCTCGTAGAGGGCGACGGGTTCACCCATCACGGTCGTCTGCAGTGCCGCGTACACGCGCAGCGTGTCCTCGACCTGCCGCGCGAGCACCGCGACGCTGTCGCGGTCGGCACCCCAGACGTTGATCTGAAAGCGCCCGTTCTTCTTGTTCGGCACGAACGTGTCGAAGCAGTTGATGGACTCGCCGCCGACCTGCTGGAAGGTGATCCGGGGCAGGTCCGTCACCGTCTGCGGTGCGATGTCGCGATAAACCCGGTCGGACACCAGACCCTTGAGGGCCGTGAAGATGTCAGTTTCGACTGTCATCGGTTGCCCATCTCCTTCGCCATGCGCTCCATCCCGGCCGCCATGGCTTCCTTGATGTGGTCGAACGCCGGCCGGATGAACGAGTGCGCGGGTGCGCGCGAGGTGCCAAACTCGATCAGGTGCCCGTGCGGCGCCTTGGCTTTGTTCCAGCTGATGCGATACACCTTGCGCGCCTCGCTCGAGAGCTCCGGCGAATAGGCCCGGTAGATCGACTCGGACAGGTTGCCCGTCTTGATGCCAAGCCGCGGCGGCGTGACATTGAGCTTGACCTCGTCGTAGATCACCTTGGCCGCCGCAGCGGTGCCGGCCATGATGACAGGGTCCTTCACCTTCGCAGCGAATCGATCAAGTGCCGCTTCGAGGTCGCCCGAGAACTTTATCTCCACGCTAGCCATTGTTCAGGCCCTCGGAGCACATGATCTGCAGGACTTCGTGCTTCATGTCCACGTCAATGACGGCGTGGATGTTGAAGTAGCGCCCTTCGTAGACCAGCCGCATCGCCGCGGTGAGGGTCGGGCGGTAGCGCACATCGATCTGGTAGGTCACTTCGGAGGCGATCGCCTTCGCCAGTTCCAATTCACGCCCGCCAAGGGGCTGGATCTTGGCGTAGACCGTCGCGACATCCGCCCAGCCCTCGGTCACGATGCCCGTCGTGGCGTCCTGCGAGACGGTCTTGGACTGCAGGGTGACACGCCGATTGAGCGATCCGGCCATCATGGCATCAGTACCTCACGAACCGGAACTCGTCGAGCAGCGCGTCGACAAACGGCAAATCGATGGACACCAACCGCGAGCCAACGACGATTTCCTCTCGGTTTTCGTAGGCGGCGCCCACCCGCATCAGCATCCAGTTGCGAATGCCCTCCGGGACATTCACTGCCGCATCGCCATAGCCACATCGGAACGTGATTTCCACCGCGTTCGGACGGGTCTTCGTGGCAGGCCAGACTGTGTCGGGTGCGGGCAGCAGGCGCGCCGGCTTGCTGTACGTATCCACGATGTACTGGCTCGGGTCCAGCGTCTGCAGCGTGTTGTCCTGATCGTAGTAGGCGACGCTGACGATCGACTGCAGCGGCGGCCGCGGAATGTAGATTTCGTAGCCCGTTGTACCGTCAACCCGTGCCACAGACAGCGGTCCCGGGTTCGTTCCCCATTGCGGTCCGTACCAATTGGCCGAGGCGACATTCATGTCCGGCCGCGGGAACTCGTCGAGCGCAAACTTGCGCGTCTGGGTGACAAACGCGCTGCGGCAGCTGCTCTCGGCCGACTTGCGGGCCGCCGAGATGTTGCGCAGGATCCATGCTTCCGTCGGCGAACCGGAGGGGGCTTCGTCCGGGTCCAGGCGCAAATGCTCGACAACGTCGGCAACCGAAATCGGCTCGACGGTCGGCTCGACGGTCACAATGGAATCAGTCATGAGGCCACCAGTGCGTTCGGATGCGCGCTGTGGTCGTAGCGCGCCTCGATCTGTTCCGCCGTTGGCGGGTCTTTTTCCGTCATCGCAACCCGGATCCGACCACCCTCGCGGCTGAACGCGAGGTCCACGCAGTCAAATCCGTAGAAGCGCTCGGCCTGCGTGTGGATGGCGTCCAGCAGCGTCGACGTCTTCGGCGCGACCAGCTTGATGCCGCGCTCGGATGCCATCCCGAGCCAGAACTCGACGCAGGCGCGGCCCTTTTCGGCGTCGTGGGCGCTCGGATAGGTGAAATCACACCCGAACAGGCTAATCTTCTCGACCCCCAGCCACACGGCATAGGCCACCGCATAGGCGGCGGTGCTGTTGAAGTAGCCGTTCGGAAACTCGTTGACGACCGCTTCCAGCGGAAATTCGACCAAGCCCGGATAGTCCGGGTGCAGGCGGCTCGTGATGACCGGGCCGGAGTGCGTTTTCAGCCACTCCAGCATGCCCGCAATGTTCGAATCCGGCTGCGCTGCGGCGCGGATCTCCTGCACCCGTACATCGTCCATGTGGAAGATGCGATCGCACGCGAGCACGTCGCCCAAGGCGTTGATCGCCCAGGTTTCGTCGCAGAACTTGCGCCGGCCGCCCATGCGCTTGGTGATGTCCACGTACGCCGCGCTGGAGGGGCCCAGCCCCACGATGGCAACGTGCTTCGGCGCGGCGGGTTTCTCGACCTTCGCGGGTGCGACCGGCTCAATGACCTTCCCGGGCAGGCAGCGTGCGATGATCGTGCGTCCTTTCGCGCCCGGTGTCACCTCAGATTCCGGACCTTCCTGTCCGAACCACTCGGCCACATACCACCCCGCAGCGTTCAGCAGCGCCTCGAACTGGCTTTGCGTGTAGTGCCGGAAGTGAAACGCGTAGTTGCGCCACGGGAATTCGGCCTCGTTCGGCACACTGGCGAGCAGCTCCTTAGAGGAAAGCCGCAGGTTGCGCAGCATCGGTAGCGGATCCTCGATGTGCTCTATGGTCTCAAAGCACACCGCAGCGTCATAGGAGCCGATTTCGCCGTTCGCATCGGCGCAATAGCGTGTGACGCGCTCATGCGCATAGAAGCGCTGGCCGTATTCGATGGCCTCGGCTTCCTTGTCGATGGCCGTGACGTGGCTGCCCGCCTCGGCGAGGATCTTGGACCCGTAGCCGATCCCGCAGGCCAGGTCGATCAGCCGGCCGGGCTTGAGCACCTGGGCAGCCCACTCGTAGCGGGCCACATGATCGCGGCGGATGCCATCCAACGTCTGCGCCACCTGGCGCTCTCCTGTTTGCATGTTCGTACTCTCTCTCGCCAGAGTGGAATGGGTGCCGGTTACGTTGTCCGGCGCTGACCGGGCGAGCGGTCAGCCGTATCCCCATCAGGGGTTGGAGGTCGGAGAGACGTTCGGCGTATGCAGGATCGCCGTGACGGCGATGGGCGTGCCGGCCGTGACCGTGGAGCTGATGCTCAGGTTCACGTAACGCTTGTTGCCCCGGTAGCCGATGCGCTTGGACACGTTCTTGCTCACGCCCGAGGTGCGCGACGCCGCAGCGGCCAGCCCGCACAGCAGCTCGGTGCCGAGCATGTCGGCGTCCGCCACGCTGGTGAGCGTGCCGGTCACGTCACCTTCCTTCATCACGGCGGTGAAGACGGCATTCGTCGCGGTGACGGTGCCGTAATCGACGATGAATTCGACGCCGTCGTAGCCGGCCCGGTCGATCACCGCGCCGGTCTTGCCGGTGCCCGTGGTGCCCACGGCAACGGGCGAAATCACCCGCGTGGCCGTCATCTTGCTGTGAAGATCCCTCATGATGCGTTCCTTTCGATGGTGGATGCGCGGACGGCCCGACGCGAAATGGCGGGCCGTCGCGGGATTGGTTAGGCGAACTTCAGCGCCTTGATGGCTTCGCTGTTCAGCACGGAGCCGCCGGTGCGCTTCGTGACGTAGAAGTCCACATACGGCTTGTTGCTGAAGGGGTCACGGATGACGCGCGTGCCGATGCGGTCG